AAGCTTTATCGAGTTTCCAGCAAGGGAAAGAAATCGCTAACTCCCTAATAAGCACTATGCAAAACGGGCTGACAAGCTTTTTAGATGTAACGAGTGCAAAGTTTATGAATTTTAGAGATTTAGCAATTTCTACGCTCCAGAGCATATACCAAGAGCTTTTAAAGATTTTAGTGATACAACCACTTGTTAGCTCTTTGGGCGGTTTATTGGGTGGTGGTGGTGGTGGCCTATTTGGTGGTTTATTTGGCGGTGGAGCATTAGAACCAGCGTCGCCAAATATTGGTATGCTGACGGGATTACACTTCCACGCGGGCGGTTATGTGCCTCGATTCCATTTGGGCATTGATGAAGTTCCAGCTATTTTGCAAACGGGCGAAAGGGTTTTGTCGAGAGAGCAAAATAATACTTTTAATAAGTTGGCGAGCGCTTTAGATAACCCCGCACAAACAAAACAACAACAAAGCGTTAATATAGTAAACGTAATCGACCCACAATTGCTTAATCAATACCTATCTAGCCAAGCGGGGCAAAAAGCGGTGATAAATGTAATAAGTAACCAATCCGCACAAATTAAAAAAGTTTTGAGGTAAAAAATGGCATATTCAGGGAAACAAACTATAACGGGCCAGCAGAATAATTTTGTAAGTGCATTTACTAATTTTTTTAGGTTTATTTGCGGAGACCCAAATACTCCAGGCAAGGATTGGCAAATTGTTTACACGAATTTAGATACCTCGCCCAATAGCTTTACTTCTATAGCATATTCGGGAAGCATAACAGTTAACGCTTTAAACACCCCAGTGGCTTTACCCACTGGTTTTGTAAGTAGCTATACCTTTACCAATGGCGGAACTACTTTGGTTGAGGGCACTGATTATTCTCTTGATTGGAAGCTTGGCTATTTTACCCTTTTAAAAGGGACTGTTCCAGCAACAATAAGCTATAGTTATAGTTTTAAGAGGTATCAGATAGTAGTAAGAAATACGGGTCTTGATGGGCAAAGCCAAATTGATTTAGGCTTTTTAATGCTTTCTACGGGATTAGATAAGGCTAATATTGTTATGACGGGATACCGTAGGTTTGATGTTGGAGTAACGAGCTTTTTTGATACAACGGGCAATTTATATGCTTTGCAAAACACTAATTTAACCTATTGCACTTTTCCAGCCTTTGGATATTGGACGGGCGATATTTTCCAGTGGATTTTTTCTAATAAGCAAAGAATTATTATTGTAGTAAGAAATAATACCTATTATTCTTTTGGCTATGCAGGTTATTTTATGCGAGTAAGTTTGCCTTCCGAATACCCAACCCCTATGTGGATTTATGGCGATTTGTGGACGGGAAGCGATATAACTAATACGAGTTATGCGATATATTACGATAGCACTGTTAATACTTGGACTTCGGCAGTAAGAACTTATATCGCCCAACCTTTTTCGTCTGGTTTCCAGCCACCTACGGGGTCTAGTGATATTGGTAAAGGTGGAATGATTAATTATGCTAACCAGTGGAGCAGAAGATACAGAATGATACCAACAGAAGGGCCAGCATATATTTATGATGGCAAAAGTAATTATGACGCAAGCCTTGCTTGGGCTTTTTGGTCTACTGTAGCATACCAATCGGGCTATAATAATGTTTTATTGCCTCTTTATTTGTTTTGCGATGAATATATTTCTGGCTTTCCTGATGGTTGTTATTATGCGCCTGGTTTTGCGTTGCAGTCCGAAAACGAATTTACGGTTGGAAGCGACACATATATTATTTTTCAAAATTGTTTTAGGACCACTTATTCCGATTTTATGGCTATCAAGGAGGCTTAATGGCAGTATTTAATAAATACCAATTTACCAATGTAGCGACGCCTTTGGCAGTTTTGCAGAATATAGCCAACAGCGTTGTTTTAAATGGTTGGACAATAGATAAATTTGATAGCGCAAACTTAGAGCTTTATATACACTCTACGGGTAATGGAAGCCAAAATTTATATTTTTCAATGAAGTTTATTTATTTTTCTAATACGTATGGGAATTTTTACTCTTTGAAAATATATGGCAATTTAGGTTTTAGTGGAAGTTTAGCGTATAATTCGCAAACAGGAGTATTTACCAGTGGTTATAACCCTTCTTATGGTTATGACAACCCAGCACAATTCCCTTTGTTAACCCAATGGGTTTTTGCAAATCAAAGCGGAATTTTAGTGTTTTTAGATGGTAATTTAAATTTATCTATAGGGACATATTCTTTTACAGGTAGCAGGTGGATTGTTCCGATTTTTATGGGTTCTATAGAGAGCTATAAAAACGGAGAAACAGAAGGGAATATATTAATAACAACAAAAGCTTTAAATGCAAATGGCTCCCCTCCTATTTTTTGTATTTGGAGCGGTGCAAATGATGGAACATATAGTTCTGGCGATTTGTATTATTTGGGGGCAGGGCGCACAAAAGGGGCTATAGGTTCTACGGTTTCTTTATATAGGTCAACTAACACTAGTATTACCGCAAGTGCTTTTCAAAATAAAGGTTTTTCTTATAATTGGGCGGTTAAAATGAGTTCCTATACAAATAAAGCACCGATAATTAAGCCGATAATATTTTTGTCCTATTCTGTTAGCGGATATAATTATTTTCACCCAATAGGCGAGTTGCCCTATTATGCAACGGCGGGCTATCCCTACTTTCTACCAGGCGACACGACTTATTATGGGCAGAGAAAGTTTACAATTGTTGAAATGGGCGATTACCAGTCCACTTATGGCGTAGCAATAGAAACAGGTAATTAATGGCATACATTTTCCCTATTTTTGAAAGTTTTCTTATACCAGCGCCAGAATGGCCTGGAATAAATTTAAATTACTTTCCAGCCACGATTAATGCAATAGATTTAAAAGACGAAGAGCCTGTCCTTTTAACCCACTTTACTTATAAAGATTTAGTAATTGGTGGAGCAAAAATAAGCGGGCTAAAAGCTTATGATATGTATGATATTTTTTACAACCAGATTTGGTTATCTTTAACTAATATAAGCGCGGGCCTCGTATCCACAGACCAATACTATAATTTTTATATTTGGAATGCTTACACCCAAAAGGTTAATTTAAGCCAAATACAAAATAACTCTCTTGATGGAATAAGTTTCTCCACTGTTTTGACTGGAGCATACAACCCATTAGTTATGAAAAGCACGGTAATAAAAATCCAGGCAATAAATGGCCAACCTGTAATAAATGGCAGTTTTGGTTTTTTGTTTGATATTGGTGGGAACTATAACCTATTTATAACGGGTTTAAGAATAGCCACGTTGCCTTTGGTGCATATTATCCCCGATAGTTTTGAATTTACTTTATCTTATGCTTTAGTTAATGCTGTAAATATGTTTCTTAAAGAGCAAAGGCGAAATTTAGTTGATACCCCGCTGAGGGGTTATAAAGCAAAAGCTTTTGTCGATGATATGTCTTACGGCACGACAAGAACGAGTTTAGACCAGCACGGGGGCAAATTGTTTGCGGTTTCGATACCATTTGAAAGGGTAACCCCTACAGCGAGCAATTTAAATGGGCTAACGTCGATAACTGTAAACGAAGATATATCTAAATACACCGAAATTACCACTTGCCCTTTAATAGTGGTTTACCAAAAAAGCACCCAAGTTGCCTCTTGTTTGGAAGTGGCTTCGATAGACACAACCAATAAAGTAATAACTTTGCAATATCCAGCAACGAGTAGTTTACCAGCAAATGATATAGAGATTTACCCAGCCTTTTATGGAGTAATAAATAATATAACCCAAGATGGGAAAGCGGGCAAGTTTGCAATGATAGATTTTGAGGCAAAAGAGGTGTTTATCTAATGCAATCTTTAACGGGATTAAATACCTTAAGCACTATATTTGTTTACCCCCAACCTGATTTAGATAATTACAAAGTGGAGTATTTAGACAATGGCGATTTTGTTTCTTTTGCAGGGACGAGAACAATTGGTTACCCTTATACCCCTGTATCTCTAAGAAAAATAACGGCTTCTTATACCTTTAAAACAAGGACGGATTTTCAAACATTAAATTCTTTTTATAAGTTTACTAATGGGCAGTTGTCGAGGTTTTGGCTTGCCTGTTGGAGCCAAGAATTCTCTTTAGCTGTGAATGCGAATTTAAATGACCCCTATTTGATGGTTAACTTTTCACAGTTAACGGCTAAAAATGACACCAATCTAAGAATATTTATCACAACAAAAGCGGGCGATTTGATTGTTAGAAAAGTAACTTCTTATGAAGTGGAGACGACGGGCTATGAAAGACTAATGCTTGACACAGCAATGCCTATAGGATTAAATATAACTGATGTAGTTTTTTTTGGCAGGCTAATCTTAGCAAGGCACGCGAGCGATTTTGTTGTAAAAATACAAAAAGCAGACGGCGAGGATATGATAGGCCAAGTTAGCTTAGTATACCAAGAAGTTCCTTACGAATATTCGGAGGTCTAATGGCGTATAATAATGATATTGTGCAAACCCAATTACCTACTTTTGCAGAGCTTTATGATTTTTATTTTCCCCAATATACAATAAATGTAACAAATTACCCCAAAAACATTACCTACAATAACACCACATACATAGCAACGGTAATGCAAAGAAGCGAATTTACGGCAGAGAAAGGCAATAAAAGAGAGGTTACAATTACATTTGCAACCAAAGAGTCGAGCTCTTTAGATTTTTTAGTTGTAAATGTGCCCCGCATTAGATTAGTTTTAAGGCGGTTGTTTTTGTCCACCCAGAGTATAAAAACTCTTTTTGTGGGCGAGGGCGAGGCTGTAGGCGTTGAGGGAAGGACTATCACATTTAAGGCAGAAGATATTTTAATGCTTAACCAAACTTTAGTGCCTCAGATAGTATATTCGGCATATTGTAATGCTACTTTATATGATGGTTATTGTGGAGTATTAAATACAAATTTTAGAGACGTAACGACGGTTTCGGCGAGCGGTTCGGTGATAAAATCGTCTATGTTTGGTAGCAAACCCGCAGATTGGTATACCTACGGCTATGTGGAGTATAATGGTAAATATAGAATGATAACAAAACACGACCAACCAAATAGCCAATGTTTCCTCCATATGCCTTTTGACGATAATATTGACGGACAGCAAGTAATAGTTTACGCGGGCTGTGATAAAACACCCGCGACTTGCAAGAATAAATTTAATAACCTTGCAAGATTTAAGGGGTTTCCGTATATACCTACCAAAAACCCCGTAATGTGGGGCTTTAAATGAAATATTTTTTTAACAATGACGAAGAATGGGCAAAATTTAAAAGCGAGCTTCTTAGTTGGGTTGGAACGCCTTATCGACATTTATGGGGGGCAAAAGGGCGAGGGACTGATTGTAACCAATTTGTCGGGAATGCACTAACCCAAGCAGGTATTTTAGACGGCTATAAATTCGATATATATTCTCCTGAGTGGTATATACACCTTGATAAAGAGATTATTTACGACTATATAATGTATAATAAGAGGTTTTTAAAGAGTGGTTTAGATTTTATTGAACTTGAGCCCGACAATTTATATAGAGGCGATTATTTACTTTTTGCTTACCATTCGCCTAAAGGGTTAATGAACCACGTTGGTGTTTATTTAGATAATAATGAATTTATCCATAGTGCACCAGAAAGGGGCGTAATAGTGTCTGAATTAAATGAGCATTGGAAGAAGCACCTCAAGAAAGTGCTTCGATTGGTGGAGTTGTAATGGGCTTCGCGGTTATCTTAGGTGCTTTTATAACGGGCGGGTTAACTTGGGCTTTATCGGGTAGTTTAATATTGGGTTTAGTAATGGTTGGGCTAACCCTAATTTCTTCTATTTTTACCCCTAAACCAACAATGAATATGAAACCCGCAAGCTTCGCCGATTTCCAAGTAACCCAAACAAACGAGGGGCAACCCGTGCCTTTGACATATGGAATAGTAAACATACCTGGAAATATTATTTTTTATGGCAACCTTTATACTGTCGAAGAGAAGCAAAAGGCGGGCGGTAAAGGTGGCGGGGGCGGTGATGTTGTAACGGGCTACAAGTATTATATGGACGTATGGCAGGGCATAGCACAAGGCAAGGTTAATTTAATAACTATGTATGAAGATTCAGACACCACAAAAGGTGTCTCGAGCCTTTACCAGAGGTTTAATGATGGAACTAATGGAGTTTACCCAACAACGGCTGACGCTCCACAGCTAACTTATGCTTCGTCTATACCTGGAGTGGCGCATATATTTTTTAAGAGGTTATATTGTGGCGAAAATAAAACATACGTTCCTACAATAAATTTTAAAATCCAAAAGGTTTTGTCTACGGGTTTAAGAAATGAAAATATGTCTAATGGCTCTAACCCAGCAGGGGCGGTATATGACTTGCTTGTGAATATAGCGGGATTAAACCCAAATGATGTGAATTTCGACAATTTTAACCAAGCGTCGGATTATTACTATAGCAAGGGTTGGGGCATTAATTATGTTATATCTTCTTCTACACAAGCTAAAGAGG